GTGGCTTGGAGAAAACTCCGAAGTCCGGAATCATACGAGGATCAATGTGATCCAAGTTTGAAATCGGGCTCTTAGGCCACACTCTTGTCATGTGCCCGTAAGGGGTCACATTGTCAGAGTTGTCGGTCTTCACTGCGAGATAACGTTTCACAGCGAAGAGACCACCCAAGGGATATTTCTTACGGTTTCGACGCCGTTTGAAAACGACCTTACCCTCTAAATACGTTCTTTCAGCCGCATATCCGGTGTCGTCAAGACGACACAGGAATGAAGCATCAGAAGGTCCGTAGGGCAAAGCGCCAAGGGACTTCTCGGCGATGGTGTAACACCATTGCGCGTAAGCAAGTAATCCAGATTTGTCAAGATTATTGGCAAAATGGACTAGAGCTACGACTCGAGAAGGGTCTTCCCGTTTAATGCTCGAAAGGTCAACGATTCCCTTTTTCATACGAATAGGGGTTACATCGTTTCCTCGGAAAGCATCAAACCCGCATGATTCAGCAAATAGAGAGTTGACAAAACTCTTGTCTTTGTTGACCATGAGACCTACTTTGTCTAAGGCAGCGTAACAATCGTCAACGTATTCTGTGTTGACAATTATATCGTCGCCGTAAACGAAGATACTGCTTGATGCAGTTTTGAAGTCTACACCTGCTACTTGCACAAGATGTGCAACGACTACGAAGTAAATCGAAGTCGCCAATACTGGAAAGCATGTGGCGGAGCCCATAGGGGCAAATTTCTCTAATTCGATCTGTGTACCATCAGGTAACACAGTGAATTGAGATCGTGATGTCATGAGAGCATCACGAAGCGCACCAGAGAACAGGGCGTTAACGAGTTTACAAGAAACTCGATCTGAAGCCTCTTTGAGATCCAATGTTGAAAAACGTTGGTTCATCGATGCTTCCTTCGCCAAATCACGATTTACTTGTTGGCTAGTGAAATTCACTTGCCCACGAGTAATAGGGTGACGTTCTAGGGTTTTGACCATGTAATCCAGTATACCCTGTTGGATATATTGGTTTTCCACAGGTTCGCACGATATTATGCGAGGGCCACGACTGTCCTTAGGGACAAGAATGACCTTAGCACTGTTCTCTTTAGGAGAACACATCGGTCGGAAGTCGAAAATCGACTTATGTGGAAGACGGTCATAGCGATGCCAAAAGTCGTTACCATTAAAAAAATGGAGGAGAGGAGCCATCCATACGGAAGGAAGAGAAGAAAGTTTCTTCTCAAACTTCTGATATTGAGACTTCACTCCGTTGGCGACACCTGGCCCATGTTTCGGCGAGAGTTCGCTTAAATTAAATTGAGAGAACACCGACGAGATCATGGAGCGCGCTAAACGAATTGACGAGTCCTCAACGATGTTGAGGCCCTTCAATTCCCGCTCAGTTTCGAGAAATCCGTTTACAACTTTTTGATCCAAGATAGGATCAGAAAGAAGGTCAAGTTTGTACCAATGGTAACAAAATTGACGGATAACGTAGACGGAATATGGCGAAGGGTTATCTAAAAGATTCCCTTTCCAATCGAATACGTCGCGAAACCACGAACCTAGCAATGCTGGGAGAGCAGAGCCAGGTCCTGACTTCTTAAAGGAAGAAGGACACTGGTACTTTTTCTCTGAAATCCCTTTTTCAAGGGATTTTGCCAATAAAGGCAGGGTTTTGGTTATGAAGCCAATGCCCTCAGAGGAGAAGCGCGCAAAAACGTATTCTTGATCGCTTCTCGACAATGACAGATCAGCCATAAGATGGCTGATTGATCCAATCAAGAACTCTCGATAACGAGCCAGATGCTTCGAACGAAGCCGCTGGACAGCGTTAGAAAGGGTGTTGCGATAAATCGCAATAACCTTTCCCATATAAATATGGAAGAGGTTCAAGAGAGGATTTTCACTGCTACATGCAATTTGCATGCTTGGTTCCTCTATGAATCAACAATTTGATTGATAGATGCACCTTCAGTGTCCGAGAGAGGAATACATAGCTCGCTATTTAGCTTGCTATACCAATCCGGATATGCGACGATGAGCAAAGGAAGAAGGATCTTGAGAAGATATTCTCCTCTTTTTCCTAACTTCATTAACGCTCTCCTCGCAAGATTCGCTCTACATTATCAGTTCCTTGAATAAAGGAGTTGAGGTTGGAAACGTACCAACGCACGTCTTGTGCTTCCCATTCGTCCATGTTTCCACGGACGACTAGGTAGGCAGAAAACGGTGCATCGGGAGCTTCCTCCACTTCCTTCATCCCGTCAAGTTTGACGACGAAGTCTGATAAACCAGTGCTCTTAAGCGTGCTCTTAATAGAGAAACGCTTGTAAGCAGTGGGTGTAGAGTTAACCGAAGTGTAGAGACCGCTATCGAGGCGAACATAGTTCACATCATTAGCGTCTACAACAAGGGGATCACTGAATGCCATGAGTTGACCCTGACGTAGTTGGGGTGGAGATGCAAGTCATTTCCCTTTGGCAGCTAAAGCCAGGCCAGCGACAGTTAGGTACCGATAGAGACTCGGAAATTTGAAAATTTTCAAGTACTCATCGACTACTATGCCGTCAAAATCATCAAACTTCAACGGTTCTCTATAATAAAGAGATCCTTCGACTGTTTGAATTACAGCTTGTTCCGGGAGTTTTCCTGGAGTCCAAGTGTAATTTCCTGGGTAAATAGAATTAGGATTAACATCCGGGAAGATTACATCGACAGTTACCTGTGCGGTGTAATCAACCTTCTGAGAATACCAGCTCTGAACGAGCTTGATATTGTCTAAACCCGTTCCTCGATTGAGGGCATTCCCAATTGGGATTAGCCAATCAATAACAAAGGAAAATGGAATGAACTCCCAAAGAGCCGCAAGGTCGAGATTAATGTTAAAACGTTTAATCACGCCTCGCAAATCATTGGAAATTTGGCCTGTGAAACGTATACCCCAAACGGTTTTGACCTTACCTTTCACCTTAACCTGGATACCAGGAAAAGGAGAATAGGTGTGATCAATCGTTTGGTCAACAGAATACACTTGTCGAATACCGCGAGTGAGCGCTGCATGTAACCGATTTAACTGACGCTCCCAAGAAAACATTCTTTGGGAAATGGCCTTTAAATCAGAAACAAACGGCGCGGCACCGAGAGTAGTCGATAAGATCGCGGATGAACCGGATGACAAATCTGTAATAGGTTTGTCATAACCGATCGCAAATTTCTTCCTTCGGAATCTTCGAAGATTCGTCACGTTGAGATTTTTGATCTTAAACGGTTCAAAGATGAAAGTTAGTGCGGAGAATTCCGACACAAACTTGGACAAGGCAACTTTTGCCATGGAGTCCACATCTGGTTGGCGAGGATGACGAATATTAAGATAAGGTACTTCACCTGGTTGAAACCAGAGTTTGTACTTATCGATAATAGTCGTGGTAGTTCTGTTGGTAAGGTACTGCGGATAGGTGTGCAAAGTCGTGCGCCATTTAGAATGGAACACAGCTTTAATCGGCTTCCTATTACGACCAATCGGACGATCGTCCGATAAGATGGTCTCAAGAGAATATGGAATTTCCACATCCTCGAAAGAGATATCATCGGGTTTCTGGAGAGAATCTTTCCAAATAACCCTGGTCTGAAGGCGAAGTACACTATCTAAAGTACGAGGTTTACGTGCTTTGAGTGACATGTCGAGAAAGTTGGAAGGTGTGCCCTAGC